TTTAATATAGATCAGGAGTCTACATCTGATAATGACTGGCTTAAAATTACATCTGCTGGCTCTAATGGTACTGTTTGCGTTACTCAGTCAGACGCAACAACTTCATTCGTCTGTTGATATAGGCTCTATATCTGAGCTTAGAGGCAACGCACAAGTTCTAAGAGACAAACCCTACGGAGCTGAATTAGACTTTGGAATACTTAGTTATGACAAAGTAGAGACTGCAAATGGTCGTATGGGTATTACGTTTATTGATGATACCCAAATAAGACTGACAGAAAACTCACAAGTATTAATTGATGAGTTTATATTTGATCCTAACCCTGATAAATCCAAGATGGCTTTAACTTTTGCTAAAGGTACTGCACGTTTTGTAACAGGTAAACTTAATAAAGTTTCAAAGAAAAATATTAAAATACGAACAAATAGCGCAACCATAGGTATAAGAGGAACGGATTTCACTATAACTGTAGATGAGCTTGGTAGATCTTTAGTTATTTTATTACCTAATCTTGACGGTATTTCTAGTGGTGAGATAACAGTAGAAACTGCTATGGGTATGGTAGTTCTTAATCAACCTTATGAATCTACTGTAGCTAGTGCATTTGAACAAGCACCTACCAATCCTGTTATATTAGATATAACACTAGATTTAATTGACAATATGTTGATTGTAAATCCACCAGAACCTAGAGAAGACTTACAAGAAGATACTCAACAACAAGCCACAGCAGACTATTTAGACTTTAACGAATTAGAAATTGACTACTTGTCAGAAAACTTCTTAGATAACGAGGCAGAATTAGAGTTTACAGAATTAGATATAGATTATTTAGACGTAAACTTCTTAGAAGACTTGCTTAGTGTGTTAGATGCTTTAGCTTTTGCACAAGAAGAAGATCAATTAAACCAATCGGCTACGTCTGTAAATATTACAGGTACAGAAATAGGACAGGATAAAAAAACTCAAATTACAACTATAGTTCAAGGACAAGTTATATCTCTTAGGAGGATGGTTGGTAATTCTTTGCGATTAGATATTGATAACTCTGGTAGTTATACTATTATTTTTGAACAATCAGGTGTTGTGAATACGGTTAAGGTAAATGGCGGTTCTTCTAGTACAATAAAAATTAAACAAGGATCGTCTTAAATAAGTTAAAATCTTTAGAGCCAATATTTACTTTGGAGGATATATGAAAGCACTACTTAAAAACTTAGTTGGATCAGTAGCACCAACCTTGGGTACAGCACTAGGAGGCCCTATGGGTGGTATGGCTGCAAACATGATTGCAGATGTGTTGGGTTGTAAAAACGAACCTAAAGAAATACAAAAAGCTTTAGATAATGCAACACCTGAACAGATGCTTGAGTTAAAAAAAGCTGAAGCTGATTTTGAAGTTAAGATGAAAGAGCTAGAGGTGGATGTATTTAAACTAGAAGTACAAGATACACAAAACGCTAGACAAACTTTTTCTAAAGATTGGACCGCTAGGATCATAGGTATATTTGTAGTAGGTGGTTTTATGGGATACATATTCTTAGTAACTATTCAGCCTCCAGAACAAAACTCAGAGGCTTTAATCAATTTAGTACTTGGATACTTAGGTGGCCTAGCTTCAGCTATTATTAGTTTCTACTTTGGTGCTTCTAATACACCAGGTAAGGACGACTAAAATGAACATATCTGAAGAAGGTATATCTTTAATTAAAAACTACGAAGGATGTAAGCTAGAGGCTTATCAGGATTCTGTAGGGGTTTGGACTATCGGTTTTGGGCATATAAAAGATGTAAAAGATGGAGATAAGATAAATCAAGACGAGGCCGAACATTTATTAAAAGAAGAAATGCCTGAGTACGAAGGCTATATTAACGATATGGTTAAGGTGTCGTTAGATCAATGTCAGTTTGATGCTTTAGTTTGTTGGGTATACAACCTAGGACCCACTAATTTAAAAGAATCTACTTTGTTACGTATTCTAAACGAGGGTGATTATGGAGGCGTACCAGAACAAATAAAACGCTGGAATAAGGCTGGTGGTGTTATCTTAGGTGGATTGGTTAAACGCAGAGAAGCAGAAGCTAATTTGTTTGAAGGTAAGGAATGGAGCAAGGTTTAAATGGCACTACAAAAAACAATATTCAGACCTGGTATTTATAGAGAGGGTACTGACTATGATAATGAAGGCGGTTGGTTTGATTGTAATTTAGTACGGTTTAGAAAAGGCAGGCCAGAAAAGTTTGGAGGATGGAATAAACTTACAAGTAATACTTATTTAGGTACAGCTAGAGCTTTACATCCTTGGGTATCTTTAGGAGGTACAAAATATCTTGGTATAGGTACTCATCTAAAATATTATATTGAATCCGGAGGTTTATTTAATGATATAACTCCCATAAGAAGTACAACCTCTGCTGGTGACGTAACATTTTCTGCAACTAATGGAGATGCAACAATTACCGTTGCAGATACAGCTCACGGGGCAGTTAAAAATGATTTTGTTACTTTTTCTGGAGCATCTAGTTTAGGCGGAAATATAACAGCAGAAGTTTTAAATCAAGAATACCAAATAGCAACTATAGTTAATGCAAATAGTTATACGGTAGAGGCGAAAGACACTTCAGAAACAACGGTTACTGCAAATGCTTCTGATAGCGGTAATGGGGGATCTTCTGTTGTTGGTGCATACCAAATAAATGTGGGGTTAGATATTTATGTTGCTGGGACCGGTTGGGGAATAAATGGTTGGGGCGAAGGGTCTTTTGGGAGCGTAGGAGCTTTAAGCTTAACGAACCAATTAAGATTGTGGACACATGATAATTTTGGAGAAGATTTAATTATAAATGCAAGGTCTGGTGGTATTTATAAATGGGTAGAAAATAATGGAATTGGTACAAGAGCAGTTGAACTTTCTGGAATTACTGGTGCCAATCAAGTTCCAACCGTAGGTTTGCAAGTTATTACTTCAGAAAAAGACAGGCACTTGATAGTCTTAGGTGCAGATCCTGTATCAGGAACTTCTAGAACAGGTACGGTTGATCCTATGCTAATAGCGTTTAGCGATCAAGAAAATGAATTAGAATTTGAACCCACTAATACAAATACTGCTGGTTCGTTACGTTTATCTTCAGGATCTTCAATAATTGGTGCTGTTAAATCAAGACAAGAAATAATGATCTGGACCGATACTGCTCTTTACAGTATGCAATTTATTGGTCCTCCATTTACCTTTGCAGTTAATTTAATTAATGAAGGTACAGGGTTAGTTGGACCCAAAGCAGCCGTTACAGCTCCTCAAGGTGTTTACTGGATGAGTTACAATAATTTTTATGTTTACAACGGTAGCGTTCAAACGATTCCTTGTACTGTTCATAATTACGTTTTTAGTGATATAAACTTAGGACAGTCTTTCAAATTTAACGCGTTTACTATTACTGATAAAAATGAAGTTGGTTGGTTTTATTGTTCAGCAGATTCTACGGAAATAGATAGATATATAATTTATAACTATATAGAAAACTTATGGATTTATGGATCTTTAACTAGAACTGCTTGGCTTGACGCAGGTATAGAAAATTATCCAAGAGCTGTAAATGGAGGTTACTTATATCAACAAGAAAATGGTTTTAATGATGATGGATCACCTATGACTAACGTATTTATAGAAAGTTCTGATTTTGATTTAGGTGATGGTGAACAATTTACATTTATTAGAAGAATAATACCTGACTTCAAATTTTTACAAAACAATAACTCAGGTAATATAAATATCGTAGTAAAAACAAGAAACTTCCCAGGAGATTCTTTAACTACCAGCTCAACTAATCCTATTACAGAAACAACTACACAAGCGTATGTCAGAGCTAGAGCAAGACAAATGGTTTTAAGATTTGAATCTGATGATGATGCAAGTGAAGATGGTAACTTAGATATTGGATGGAGATTAGGAGCCACTAGGATAGATACAAGGCCTGATGGCAAAAGATGAGCAAAATATTACAAACTCAACTACCTATTGCTACAGGAGATGTTAGTCCAGAAACTTTTAATAGGTTAGTAAGAATATTAGAAATTAACTTAGGTGCTGTAGATCCAGATCAAACCAGACAAGTTAATGACGCAGACAAAACAACTCTTAATTTTTTAGCCGGATCTATTATATGGAACACTACC